CGTGAATATATTTTGTCTGATGAACACTACCATTTAATTATGGAGTGTATGCCTTGGATAGAAAAAGTTAGTCAGAAACTTGAAATATATGACAAGTCTTTAAATGCTAAGAGAGCTTATGCTATTCTTAAAACTCGTTTAGAGGCTATGGGTAAGTTTGTAGAAACTGAAACTAGAATGTCTTATATTCCAGATAATCCTAACTTAATCTATGTAGTAGTATTAGATCATATTGGTCTAATTAAACCTACTTCTGGTAATCTTAAAGCTGAGATTGATACATTATCAGCTTATCTAGTTACTCTTCGTGAGAAGTGTTTCATTAGTCCTGTAGTAATACAGCAAGCTAATAGAGAGCAAGGTAACATAGAAAGATTTAAACAAGGTAAGAGTGCATTTACTATTAATGATGCTAAAGATTCAGGTAATACTGTTCAAGATTGTAATGTAATGATTGCAATTTATAATCCATATAGAGATGGTTTAAAAACATATAAAAAATATAACATAGAAATTCTACAATCTAATTTCCGAAGTATTATGGTACTAAAGAATAGATATGGTGATTGTGATGTTGAGATTGGTTGCAATTTCTTCGGAGCAATTAATATGTTCCACGAGTTACCAAAACCCGATGAAATATATGATTACTATCGTTATATAGACGCTAATTACCTATTAGAACAAGAAGATGAAGTTAAACAATTAGATGAAACACCAACTAATAATAACTTTGAATTTACGTTATAATATGGCTGCAGAAACAATTGCACTTGTAGGAGAGTCTGGTACTGGTAAAAGTACTGCTTTAAGAAACCTCAATCATGAGGAGACATTCATTATATCAACTACTGGTAAACCACTTCCATTCCGTGCTTGGAAGAAGAAGTATACACCACTTAAGAAAGATGAGGAAGGTAACTGGACTGGTAACTATTATGTAAGTTCTAAATGGGATTCCATTATTAAGATACTTACTATTATCAATAAGAGAATGCCTCATATCAAGCAAGTAGTAATAGATGATTTCCAATATGTACTATCTTATGAATTCGTAGATAGAGCAACTGAAGTTGGTTATACCAAGTTTAGTGAACTAGCTCAACATGCTATGGAAATATTGAGATATTCGGAGCAAATGAGAGACGATTGTAAAATGATTTTCTTGACACATTCCGAAAATGTTGGAGATGCTATGAATCCTAAGTATGTTATTAAGACTGTAGGGAAGCTTCTTTCTGAGAAGGTAACTTTAGAAGGTCTATTCACTTATATCTTCTTTACTAAGGTTACTGAAGGTGATGACGGTAAGATGCAGTATAAACTGTTAACTAATAATGACGGTACATGTATTGCAAAGACCTCATATGGTATGTTTGATGAAATGGAGATCGACAATGATTTAGCTGAGATTATTAAGGTTATTGATGCTTATAATGAAGGTGAGTAATGAAATTAGACATTTTAATGCACTATGATGTCGATGAGACAACAGGCGAGATAAAGTTTATTGGTAAGGAAGAAATTACAGTTGACTCTGCTGGTACAAAAGCCAGCAAGTCATCTACTACCAAGAAAAGTACTTCTAAAGTAGATGACAATCCTGAGCCTCTGATTACGCTTGAGGCTAACAAGTTAGTTTTAACTACTGGAGCAGTTGAAGCACTTAATCCGTGTGAAGACTGTCGTATAGACATCAAGTATAAGAAGAAGGACAAAAAGCTCGTACCAGTAATTGGTACTGACGCTGCTTTCGGAACTAAAGCAGGTAACAAGTTAACTAAGACTAACACAGTAAGTTATCGTGGTGCAGCTAATGATAAACTAGCTGCTTATGGTACAGTGTTTAAGCTTGTTCCAACAGAAGAAGATGGTATCTTCTTTATGGTAGGTGATAAGAACCCTACAGAGCCAGAAGCTCCGAAAGAATTAGTAGATATAGAATCAGAACTAGAGGTTCCTAGTTTAGAAGATTTAGATAACGCAGATGATAAAGAATTAGGAAATTTTGATTTTAATCTCTAATTATTATGGCATTTAATTTCAACATTGATGAGAAACCCGCTGTAAGAAGCACTAGACAACAGTTAAAGCCTTGGAACATTTATGATGTAAAGTTCACAGGTTGTGAGATTCGTGAGTTTAATGGTAAGAAGGATCCTTCTGCCCACTATAAGGTACTCGCTATTAACTTTGAGAATGAGGATGGAGTATTCTCTGTAACAAACTTCTTCCCAAAGGAGGGTGATGACGAGCGTCATTCATATGATGGCAAGAATGGTGGTAAGGTAGAGATGCCTTCTAACTTCGAGACACTCATGGCAATCGTTAAGCAGACTGCTATGGTACTTAATCCCGAGGGATTCGAGAAGATGCAGGCTGCAAGTTCTAAGTTTAAGAGCTTCGACGACGTGGCAAGTGCTCTCATCAAGATTACTGATAAGGTAAAGGGTAAAGAGACTAAGCTTAAGCTGATCGGTCGTAACCGT